GACCTTTTGGCTTGATGATGGACTCAAACTCTTTGACACTTTCAGAAAGTTTTTCTCTCATCCCTTGTGTCTGGGAATTATTAGGTACTTCTACGTCATCCGCTACTATAAGGTCAGCTCGACTACCTGCTAATTGTCCAGTAATACCTAATGATTTTACAGAAGGCTGATGAGAAGCCCTTGCAGGTTTTACATCAAAACTAATCTTTGATTGTCTTTGACTTTCACTTGGTATTAAGTGTTGTAACAAAGGCATTTCATTAATTAATCGTAAAGTAAATGTCGAAAAATCGTCAGCTCTAGTTTTACTAGCTGATACAACTAAAATATTAACTTGAGGATTAAGTAAAAGTTGGTGACATACATAAGCTGAAGTAATCCAAGATTTACCTACACCTCTAAATGCTTCTATTACAAGTCTTTTTTCTTTAGACTGTAGATAGTCAGCTATATCATATTGTATTGGTGTTGGTTCTGGAAGATTTAAATGTTTCCAACAAAGATATAAAAAGTTTTTAAAATTTTTAAGTTTACTATTCATCTGTATCAAAAGGTACTTCGTCTAGTATGTTATCAGGTTTCTTTTGTAGACTATCTGTACTATAAGTCTTACAAACCTCAAGACACACTTTCATTTCTGAAGCAGTCAACTCTTGTCCTGACTTTAATTTTGAATATGCGTGTTTAACCAGTAATTCAGGTAACTCTTTAATAATGTTATCTAAATTATTGTGGTCTTCCTTGTCTGTTGTACTTTTTGAAGGTACTTCTTTTGTTTGGTCGTTTAACATGTATTCCTTTTCTCTTCTTAGGTTTTTCTCTTACTTCAAATTCTTTAAATTTTTTTGCCATTATTCTATTATCTTTTTAATTGCTTTTGAACCATCTATATTTTCTTCAAGTTCAGCTTTTACTTTTCCACATTTGTATTCTATGTTATCATTTGCATTACGTTCAGCAACACGTTTACCTTTTAGGCAATCTGACATAGCGGGTTGTATTCTGTGTTCTGTTAATTCACCTGCTATAAACATACAAAGAGCAATTACACTACTGATGACCGTTTCCATTTGCTCTAACCTTTTCTTTTAAATGTTCAATATCTAATAATGCTTTTTCTAATTGAGATTTAAGAAATTCTATATTAACTTTGTTAGTCATGTTTTGTTCTTGTGTTGCAGTTAATTTTTCTACATCAGCATATAAACTTTCAATCAACATAAATTGTTCTTGGTCAGTAGGTTTTTGTTCTGATTTTTTGAGTAGGTCAGCTTGAAACAGTTCTCTTGAAGTTTCTAAAGACGTAAGCCTAGCTGTTACTTCTGTATACCCAAATACGCCCATAACAACACCTGCTATAATACCTATCATGTTTTTAATAGGCATGCTTACTGGGGTGTCTTGTGATATTTTCATAAATTATTTTTTAACTAATGAACCACCAAAATATAAACCAATAATAGCTGACACTAGGTTAGTATCTAATGGTGTAATGACTAAACTATTAGAAGATAGTGTTACCCATTTCATTATTTCTTTTTCAGGTATAAAGAAAAAAGCAGGTTTAAATTCTAAATAACCTACAATTACACTTACATCTGGTTGAAATATTGGCATTAATTTAGGTAATAATACTATAGCGAATACAGCAGTTAAAGCTATAATTCTTCTAGTCCACTGAAAACCTTTATTATCGTATTCTCTTGCTTCTTTAAAACCTTGTTGTTGAACTTGTGCTCTTTGTATAAGCATCTTTTGTTCTGCTTGTTTAGCTTTGATACTTTGTGACCAAATACTCATTACTCCACCTAATACAGTAGAGCCAAGCATAGTTATCATTTCAAATGGCATAGATTATAACCACCATAAAAACACAGACCAAGCTACAAATGCCGCTAGCATTTTTTTGTCTGTATTCATTAAATAAATTTTAATTTTATTTCTCCAGAATGTTGGAGTATCTCCGAATATTATCATACTTTATCTCCTAGTTTTTCACATTTCATTGATATATAAATTTGTCTTTTAACAAATTCGTCATTTACAGCATTACCTATAGCTAACATGGTATTACTACAATCTTCTTCTGTTTGTAACTTACCTGCTAAAGGTAAATCTCCAGTCATACATAAGTTTTGTCCACTAACATTTAGTACACAAATTAATGCAACTATTTTAAACATTTACTAACCTCTTTACCCATGTTTACACCTTTTTTTATAGTGTAACTTTGCGTACCGTTAGCACCTATGTTTACTTCTTTTTTTAAATTTTTAAATAATTCGTTTTGTTTTTTATTGAATTGATATTTTAATCGCGTCGCTCCTCCATATTGAATATCATTGTTAATTTCAGCAGAAAAATTATACTTATTTAAAAGCACTTCATGACCTTTTCTATTCAATTCTAATCCATTTTCACCTTCAAATAGAAACATATCTAAATTAGCAATCATTCTCTTTATTTGAATATCACCATAGCCATAATATCCTTGATAATTTAATATGTAACCAAGCAAATGATGTGTTGACTTTATGTAGTTATCTTTAACTATTTCCAAAATATGCTTCTCTAATCTGCATAAGCCATTCTGTGAATCAGGAAAACGTTTAAGATGTGCTTTTAAGCAACTGCTCATATACTTGAAAGAAGATTTTTTTACAATATATGGTTTAAGTAAGTTATGATTTTCACCACAATAGATGCTCCAAAGTGAACGTGCCAAATCGATATCATCCTCGTTTAATTTCACTTTATTTTTATAATGATTGAATAATTGGCTTTCATTAAGTTCAGACAACCCTTTAAAGTCAGATTTTCCTTTAATTCTGCCACTACAAATTAAATACAAAGGTAGTTTCACTTGCTTTTGATGTAATAAACTAATCACAGCGATCAAGTTGATGTGACAAAATAAATCATATTCAAACCAAAGGTTGATTTCAGAATACTTCTCGGTGTTATCAAAAATTTCAAGTTCTCTATGAAATTCGTACTCATCAATATCAATATCGTAGTATTTATTAAGAAAAACTCTTCTTATTGCTACGAATTCATGTGTATCAATTTGTTCAGTAGTTGGTCCTTCACAAAGCATTTCATGCCATGTAAAAAAATCACCTTCAATATTAATATCTTTTAAATAACTCGTTAGATTTGAGCCATTGGTTATATGTAATATTTGATTTGCCATTATCAGCCACCAACACGTTTCACGCCAAAGCCTTTTTCTTTTAAAATGGTCATTATTTTATTTCTATAATCACCTTGAATAATTATTTTGTCATCTTTAAAACTACCACCAACACTAAGTTTGGTTTTTAGTTCTTTGGCTAGTTTTTTAAAGTCTTCTGTGGCTCCATTATAACCTTCAAGTATGGTTATTGGTTTGCCTTTGCGTTTTTCATATTTGCAAATGATAGGATCGTTTTGAATCCAAATAGAATCTTCTTTGTTAGATTCTTCTTGAGATTCTGATACTTTATGATCAGGAAAAAGGTTTTTAAGCTGTTCTTGTATATCCATTATTTTTTAATCAACCCTAATTCTACTAAGCGCTCATTCAAAAACTCACCTGCAGTTATATCTTCAAATTGTTTCGGATTATCTTCATCAATACAACTTTCTAAGACATCCAGTTTCATACTACTGATTGGATGCATGAAAAACGGAATGGAATAACGTGAGGTTCCCCAAAGTTCTCTTGGTGGATTAATAACTTGATGAATGGTTGACTTTAATTTATTGTTCGTATGTCTTGAAAGCATATCACCGACATTAATCATGAGTTCATCAGGTTCAGCTATTGCATCTATCCATTCACCTTTATGATTTTGAACTTGTAATCCACGACCTTGAGCTCCCATTAATAATGTAATTAAGTTAATATCACCATGTGCCGCTGCTCTCACCGCGTTTTTTGGTTCATCTAAAATTGGTGGATAATGAATAGGTCTTAAAATACTATTGCCATTATGAATGTATTGATCAAAATAGGTTTCTTCTAAATCTAAATGTAATGCTAGTGAACGAAGTACATACTTTGCCGTTTTTTCCAAC